CAGAAGCAGACGCAGCAGGCGTGATAGCAAGTGTTAGGTTGGTGTCTACATATGAACTAGAAGTCGTGGTTGTACTTGACCCAGAAGTCATATTCACAACCTGAAGAACCTTTCCACCACCAGCAGAAGCTACCCATGAAATATCTACACCATCTGTTGTTAATACAGTAGAAGTAGCCCCTACTGCCAAAGCTGCTGGATCGCCAGAAGCATCTCCATAAATAACTTTTCCTCTCGCTAATCCTGCCATTTTAGCTAACGTAACTGCGTTATCTTGAATATCTGCTGTCTCGATTGTATCATCAGGAAGTATAGGGACAGTGGAGAAAGTAGCAGTTCCACTCACTAACATCGCACCCAATGTCGCAGTACCACTTATTACTAAACTTGACAATGTAACTGTATTACTTACTTTCAAATCACCAACTGTCGCTGTACCACTTACTACTATTGTTTTTAAGGTAGACGTAGCCGATACGACTAATGTATTTAATGTGGCTGTCGCTGATACAACCAAAGAGTTCATAGTGGCTGTAGCAGAAACAAGTAACGAATTGGTTATCGCTGTTCCACTATTTATAATGTTACCCAACGTAGCAGTACCACTCACTGTTAAATTAGATAATGTAACAGTATTTGATACCTTTAAATCTCCTACTGTTGCAGTGCCACTAACTACGATTGTTTTTAAAGTTGATGTCGCTGACACGACCAGAGTATTTAATGTTGCAGTAGCACTAACAACTAATGAGTTTAATGTAGCGGTAGCAGATATAAGTAACGAACTACCTACCACTGTGCCACTCGCTATAATATTTCCCAATGTAGCAGTACCTGACACCACCAAACTCGGTAGAGTTACTGTGTTACTAACCTTCAAGTCTCCTATTGTAGCTGTTCCACTACATACTATAGACTTCAATGTAGCAGTTCCACTGGCAATAATATTACCAAGCGTGGCTGTTCCTGATACCACTAAGTTCGGTATAGTAACTGTGTTGGATACTTTTAAATCTCCGACAGTAGCTGTGCCACTACATACCAGACCACTTATCGTAGCAGTTCCTGATACGACCAATGTACCTAGCGTAGCCAATGCACCTAATGTCGCAGTACCTGACACTTTAAGATTGCCGACAGTAGCACTAGCTATGACAGTCATTTTGCCGATTTCGGCAACTCCGCCACTAGCGGTGATAGTTACTGTAGCAGAACTACCTACAGCAATCGTTTGTGTTGTTGTTCCCAATGTAATTGTGGAAGACAAAGACATAAGCACATTCGTAGAGAATGAAGCTGTAGTCGCTGAGGCAAGATCAAGTTTAGCTGCCTTAATTCCTGCCGAAGAATCTATGTTGTCGTTGTCTATATTCCCATTAACGAGAGTATATAAAGTAGTCTCGTTATCTGTAACTTCGGCTGGTTGAATAACATCACCAGCAGTGTAAGTGTAAGGGCGAGAAACTGTTCCCATAATAACTCCTAACTTGATCCAATAACTAAATAATTAAATGCCACTGTTGCACTTGTTGTGTAAGTGAAAGATGCAGTAGCTTTTGTAACTGTCGCACTTCCTGTTTCTGCTAAGGGAGTGATGTTAATGATATAATCTGCCGACTTTATTTTAGATAACGCTACTCCTGTATTCGAGGTAGCAGAACCCCACTCCATATTTGTATCTAAGAAATGGTATATACCCATAACATTATCGTGTAAAACTCTTGGTGCAAATTGGTCATTTAAGTCTTGTATAAACAATGGTTTACGAAGTTTTTTAGATGGCATTATTCAAATCGCCTCAATCCTGGTAGAACTTGATATCTCAAAACCCAAGTATCAATTCGCCATGCAGGGTCTTTACTCGAATCGGAAAACTTAATAGAGAGTGCTTCACTTCTATTGGATAAAGATAATCGTTTGATTACCGATATCGCTGCTCCCCATAAATCTTCTCCCCATTTAGATACTCCCCAATAGGAAGCAAATCCTCCTGTAGTCAAAGCAACAGTATCTGCAGTTATGAAACTACCAGCCCAATTTTCTGCAGTACTGATAGTCACAGTTCCACTAGAAGTCTGACCAACTACAGGGATAATCTCTCTCCATCTTTTAGTTACGTCAGGCATATTCGCATGGAATGGGCCTGTCTGATATCGAGAAGAAATAGCGTTTCCATCATTGGAATCTGCGGAAGAATCCCCATCTGCATCGCCTGTTTCTAACCTACATATATGACCATCATAATCTCCTGCATACAATACTTCTTGGTCATCTTCTATAGCGACACCTAAGTAAGCAAAGTTTCTATCATACTTATCTACAGTCCATGCACCTGTAGGTTGATTTGTCTTAGGGTCTGGTGTTCTTAAATCGTAATGGTAATTTAGTACAATAGTATTTTGTGTTTTATTTTTCTCTGCCACTAAAAAGCTAACTCTGGATTGAGATGCTATATTGACACCTTGTATATCGTCAAACTTTGATAAATCGATGTTAAAGAAATCACTTGTATTAGCGAGAGGTCTTTCTATTCTGTTGGATATAATTCGTGTATTAACTCCATCAAACTCATAGAAGTTTTCTCTCCAAGGCCAGACTATTAAGTTTCTATTTGCTACGTTGACTATACTTCTTTGATTCGTAGCCCCTACAGAAAGCCTAACTGCATCCATTCGGATATCATCCCTATCGTGGCCTGATACACGATACATTCTATCTGTGGTAAAGATAAATAGATCATCATATAACGTAGTCGCTCCCACAGTTTGTCTATCTGTAGGAAATCGATCAGAATTTCTCCACTGTGTAGAATCACCTTGATGTGATATTTCAAAGTTACTTCCCCTCGCTGGTATCTTTAAAGCAACAGCGTGTCTGTTCCAATCACTTACCACTTCTGCCAAAGGTGCAGTCGCTGTGTTTAAATCAGTACAGGCGGTAGCGGAACCATCCCATTGTAATATGTTGGAGCCACCATCAGACGCAATCATTAATATATCGTTAGATACAGCGAATGTTACATCTCCACCAGACCAAGTTCCAGAAGGAGTAATGGAAGTGAACGTATTTGTTCCAGCATCTTTTTTATATATCTTATTCGCAACGCTACCACTATTCACACATACAATTAAGTCTGAGTTTCCAGTAAAACGTAGATAATTAAAAACGCCAGTGATAGTTCCAGAACCGACAAGGCTAGCTGTATTAACAACATAGTATCCTTTTCTCTTTCGTATCCCACCTGTAGGTATTAACCTTACATTATGAATATCTAACGCTTCATGTTCTTTGACAGACGTTATCTGCGTGGAATCATTAATACCACCAACATTCTTTCCAAACTCCACTCTTTGCATTTGGAGGTTGTTAGCCATAAATATATCCCTTTATTTCTTTGCACCCTTTCACTACTTCTTCAAAGGTGTCGTAATCAATCGCTTGTTCTGCATCGGAAACAGATTCATCAGGGTTAGGGTGCACTTCACATAACACTCCATCAGCACCTGCTGCCACTCCTGCTCTCGCAAGTCTAGGAACTAACTTCCTGTCTCCACTGCCATGAGAAGGATCAGCTACTATTTTCAATGCAGTATATTCTTTTATCATCGCAATAAACGAGGCAGAGAAACTCCACCTACAATGATCTTCAAAACTAACGATTCCTCTCTCGCATATTGCTACATCTTCTGCTCCATGTTGAAGCAAATACTCTATAGCCCCAAGCGTTTCATCGACTGTCATCCATGAACCACGCTTTAATAATACTTTCTTTCCATAAGAAGCTATCGCTTTCAACAACGGATAATGTTGTGCATGACGCATACCTATCTGTATCCAATCTGCATCAGTAACGTGTTGCATATCTGGAGCATCCATCACTTCCACTATCCAAGGAAGTTTGTTTCCACCTGCTGCTGTTGAAAGAGATAGTGATCTATCTGTTACAAATCCACTATTCTCTGGAGGGTACGTTCCATATATATAACAACCACCTCGTAACATGGTTGCTCCTGCTTGTCGTACCTTACAGGCTATGGCATATATCTGTTCCAA